CCCGGCACGGGAAAGTGCAAACCAATAATAACAATTAAAACCAAAACCAATGACGTTTTATTACGAGACTAATTCGTGGACTAGTCAACCGCAACCAAACCATAACCAAGTTAAACTATGGAACCATATATGCAACAAAGCTAACTGGCGCATAGTCCAATTACCAAATGGTTATTACCAAACAGAATATCAAGATCTTCAAGATGAAGAAAAGTGGATTGACGTCACAAGGCGTGAAACAATGCAAGCTGCAGAAACTGCAATTGATAAAACTGTTGAACACTACCAAAAGAAAGTTGAATTTTTAAACGGGCCCAAAGTGGTCAAAACCTTTAAGTAGTATAATTTACAATATAATATAATTTAATTTAATATGACTGACAAAATTGTTAAGAATCTTAACTTTGGTAATAATGCCAAAGAAAAAGTTTTTACTGGAATTGAAAAACTCACAAAAGCCGTTAGCTCTACATTAGGGGCTAGCGGTAAATGTGTAATTCTTGAAGATAATACAGGCAGGCCTGTTATTACAAAAGACGGAGTGACTGTTGCAAATGCAATTACACTATTAGATCCGGTTGAAAATATCGGGGCAACTCTAATAAAGCAGGCGGCACAAAGAACCGTAAGCGAGGCTGGCGATGGAACTACCACGGCAACGGTACTGGCGCATGCAATACTTAAGCAAGCTTACAAAGCGCTTAAATCGCATGGCACTCGCAATATTAAAGACGGTATAAACATAGGGGTTAAAAAGGTTTGCGCAGCTTTAGAAAAGCTAGCAATACCGGTAGCGGGGGACATGGTAAACCAAGTTGCTACAATATCTGCTAATAATGATAAAAAACTTGGCGATTTAATCGCAGAGGCTTTTAAAGCTGTAAACAATACAGGGGTAGTTATGATGGAAACATCCAACGAGGCTACTACCACAATTGAAATTGTTGATGGGGTACAATATGATAAAGGACTTAAAAACTTTCATTTTGTTACTAATAAAGAAAATGGAACTTCAGAACTAAATAATCCTTTAGTTTTAATTATAGAATCAGAGGTTCCTAATGTAAGAAAAATACAAAGCGTATTAGAGTACGTTATAAAAAATAAGAGAAGCCTTTTGATAGTGGCTGATTTAGGGCTGGAGGTTTTGAATGCTTTAGCTATGAACCACGTAAAAGGCAATATAAAAGTAAACGTTGTTGATGCTCCCACGTATGGGGTGACCAAAAAAGAAGTATTGCAGGATCTAGCGTTATTAACAGGCGCGACCGTGATAAATGAAAATCTTGGTGACGACATGGATCTGATACAGCCAGAGCATCTTGGCGAATGTTTAAAATCTGTAACTAATAATGAAGAAACGATTTTTCAAATTAACGAACCCTGTGAAGAAGCTCAAGAGCTTTTACAACAAGTTAAAAAACAGCTTGATGAAAATGCGCAATCAGGTTTTAGATTTCGACTTGAAAAAAGAATTGCTCGTCTCTCCGCTAAAGTGGCTTCTGTCAAAGTTGGAGCAAACTCAGAAGTAGAGTTAAAAGAGAAAAAAGATAGAGTTGAAGACGCTATTTGTGCTACAAAAGCCGCAATAAAAGAAGGTATAGTTCCAGGAGGAGGTATTGCTTTGCTTAATGCATCTACTGCTATAACAGCTAAAAGTGAGGGTGAAAAAGTTTTACTTGAAGCAATAAAGGCTCCATACGAAACAATCCTCAGCAATGCAGGTTTAGATATTGTTTATCCTCAAACAAAAAATAAGGGGTTAAACGTTGTTACAGGTAAGGACGTAAATATGGTACAGGCGGGCATTATTGATCCTTTGTTGGTTACCAAAAGTGCCTTAAAAAATGCGGCTTCCGTAGCGACAACTATAATTTCAACAGATTGTGTAATTAACAACTTAAGAGTTACAGATGAAAGCAATAGGTAGAAATTTAGTTATATCAAAGAAAAAGCAAGGCACAACTGAAACAAAAGGGGGATTGCTTATAGCGGAAAAACAGCGTGAAGACATTAGATACGCAGAGGCGCGTGTTGTTTCTGCAGGCAACGAGGTGGTTGGTGTAAATGAAGGTGATGTAATATATTATGATCGCCATGCAGGGCACCAGATAGAGTTTGAAAGCAAAATGTACCATGTCATTCGAATGCAAGACGTGGTTGTTGTTGCATGAGGCGTTTAGAAGCGGCTGATCTGCGTAGCTTAAACATTTTAAAGCACTACCGTATAATTAGAAAGTGGGCTGCTAAGAGTTACAATTTACAAGAAGCAGATTTAGAGCTTTTAATATACTTTGATTGCTTAGGTCACTTTAAAAAAAACGATTATAAAATAGGCGTGCTTGCTTACAGCTGGGATAATAAAAGATGGAATAGGCTTTTAAAAGAAGATTGGGTAACTGTGTGGCGAAAAAGAAACCATACGACCCAAAAGTACAATATATATAAAACTTCCTTTAAGTGTAAGCAAATGATTACGCGCATGTACAAAATGCTCTTAGACGAGGAGGAAATACCACTGATAAAAAAGCCCCAATCATATTCAGAGCGTATGCTTGGGTTAGCAATAAAAAAAATAAATTATGAGTAGCGATAACACAAAGTTTACAGTACCCGGTATAAAAGCTAGCCGTATTTCAGCGCGAGTGGACACAAGTAAAATAGGTCAGACGGCAGATTGGAGTAGTATTGGCCAAAATATAGCCCAGGGTGGAGACAGTATTGCGGCCGGTATACAAGCCAAAAAAACCCAACTTCAGATAGCTGAGGGGCAAATGGAAGAAGGGGCAAAACCTGTAAATAAACTGCAAGCTAAGATTGACAAAGCTACGGCAGAAGGTAAAGACTCAAAAGCAGCTAGACTTCAAGGCAGAAAAGATCGACGCGACGTACGTGATGATGCAAGAGCTGAGCGTATTAAAACGCGTAATAAAGAACGAATGGCGCAAACTCAAGCAAGGCAGGATAAAAAAGACGAAAAGTTTGAGGACAGAAGAGAAGACAATAATGTTCCATTTAGCAGCTTTAGCCAAGTATTTGATAGATTTTCAACAATAGCAAAAAAATTATAATATGAGTACAACAGCAGCAGCGGTAGCAGCGGGAAGTAATAACAACAGCGAAGGTTCAAGTAAAATGAAACAATTCATACTTGCCGGAGGCAAAGGTGCGCTTGGAGCTCTTGGCGGGGCAATTAGAGGTGGCTCAGCAGTTGCAGCGCAGATAAAAACAGCTGATCCAAATGCGGTAGTTGGAAGTTCAAATACGAGTGGTGTGATGGCAGAACCCGAAATGCCAGAAATAACTGGTGCCATGATAGGTGGTACAATGCGAAATAACCCCAACGTTATAGAACCAAACTCGACAACTAATTTACAGGACATCCCTGGAATGAGCGCTTATGATCTACGCCAAAAATACGCGGAGCTAATAACTAGTGGAACAGCAGGAAGTGGATCAAATAGAAATTTATTAAAAGCGTATGCGTCAAGAATTAAAGAATTAAGCTCCGGACCCAATGGGGGCGGTGCATTTGGTGCGTTTACAGGGTTTAATGCCGCAACAAAAGATCCCCATTCTTTTTTGGAAAACCAAGATCAATATAGCGTGGAAGAAAATGTTAATAGCATGAATGACTCTATTGAAATGATGGAAACCGGCGGATTTTCCCCAACGGCTAAATCCACAGCAACAGGCGTATTTGGAAGTCAAGATCAAAGAGATTTGGCTGTAGGAGCGTCTACATCAGAAAAAATGCTAGCTAGCTTAAGCAGAACTCAAAGTTAAAAATAATAAATAATTAATTATGTCAAAACACAATTATAAAAAACCATTGCAAGGAACAGTAGGGGAATCTCACGTATGGGACGGCCCTATTGATTTAGACGAACTTCCACAAGTTAAAGGAAGTAACCGCGGGCCAAACGGTATGCAAGTAAAAAAGTATCCCTGCAAATCATATGAATTGCAAGGACCAATTACACAACGCGCAAAACAATAATTATGTACGTTCAGCATAACTCACCGTTAGATAAAAAAGGGGATGCTCCGTCTAGAAAGAAATCGAAAGGGTATTACGCTAAAGTAAAAAAAGGTAGCGGCACCGGGAGTAAAGCTGGCGGTGGCATGACTGAAAAAGGCGTTAAAAAATACCGTAAAGATAATCCAGGTAGTAAGCTATCAACAGCTGTAACTACGCCTCCTTCGAAGCTTAAAAAAGGAAGTAAAGCGTGGAAACGCAGAAAATCATTTTGCGCACGATCTAAAGGCTGGAAGTCTGAAAGAGGTAGAGCTGCGCGAAGAAAATGGAATTGCTAATATGAAAGATAAAGGGCTTGGCGATACTATAGCGCGTGCTACTAAAGCTACAGGTATAGATAAGTTTGCAAATAGACTAGCAAATGGTTTAAATATACCAGGCGGCTGTGGATGCAAAAAGCGGCAAGAATATCTTAATAAGGTTGTACCATACGGAAAACAAAAATAATGGCTTTTAAATTAAAACCCTTTTACTCATTAGATAATACTCCCATTTATCATGTAGATATGGAAGATGGCGTTTTAGGAAAAGCTAATAACAATGGAACAATTATTGTTAGCAATAAAATAAATAGCCCTGTTCAGCTCAAAGATGTTGTAGATCACGAAATGATTCATATAAATCAAATGAAGCGTGGTGATCTAGATTACGACGATAAATATGTTTATTGGAAAGGTAAAAAATATTTAAGATCAGAAATGCAGGAAGGAAATAAAAAATTGCCTTGGGAGGCAGAAGCATATAAAAACGCATAAAATAAAAAAAATGGCATATACACAAAAACCTGGACGCGGTAATGGAAATCCTATTATGAAGGTGTCCGACAAATTAAAAGAAGGTAGCGGATTAATGTTACTAGGAGATTTAGACAAGAATGGGGTGCTAAACCCATACGAAAAAAAACGCCAGGCTGCCATTGTAGCAAACACCAGTCCGGCTTCAATGTATGGAGCTCCTATAGAAATGAAAGCAAATAATGGGCCAATGCCACAGTCCGGCTTAAACTATGGTGCGCCACTAAAAAAAGCGGGCGATGGTGAAGTTCCGCAAAAAACAAATAAGTGGCTACAAAGTAGCGGAAGCACTGGCGGCTCAACTTATGCTAGCGGAAAAAAGCGTACGATAGTAAAAAAAGCGGCTAACACGCAATAATATAGATATAATTTTATATGGCTTTTAAACTCAACAACCCAACAGATCCGCCTTCTGGCAGTACAAATACCGACGCTGAAAACTTACGTCAAAAACGTATAGACGCATGGAAAGCGTTAGACGCTGAGCGTAAAAGAGTCATGAATATCAGAAAAAAAATTGACGAGACTGCTGAAACCGCCGTGGGCGAAATTGAATTTGACGAGGAGGGGGAAGCAATTACACAGCCATATACCATAGATTACGGAACAAACGACATGAGAGCCGGGGTTAAGGGCGCTGGCGTAATTCCGCAAAAAACATACGAATGGCTACAAAGTAGGGGTGGCGCGGGCTGCTCAACTTATGCTTGCGGCATAATGCGCCAAGCAGGTGTGACTGTTCCTAATTCAGTTGGGCCAGAAGGAATAACTATAAACAATGTTACGTACAAGGCCGGCGACAAAATGCCAATCATACCAGGTAATGCACAATTTGATGCGGTAGCGCCTATGCTTGGATTTGAATTAAAAGCTCCTGGTAGTTTGCCAGAAGAAGGCGATGTTACTAGGGTGGGTTATGGCTATGGACTAACAACTCATTCTACAATTCAAACAGGTGGAGGGCGGAATGTTTATAATCCAGGAACACCGGAATACGGTTTGAAGGAATCGCAGTACTTCGCTGAGCCATCTGATTTTAAAGGTATGTCCAAAGAGGAGTCGAAAGAATTTATAGAGCAAAGTGGAGAGTTTTACCCGGGCCTGAAGGCAAAGCTTGCAGAGGACAAAAGAATATATCCTAACAGATTAATGCAATATACGGGGGATTTGCCGGCGTTGCGAAAACAATATAGACAAGCCGTGGAGGCAGCTCCTTACAAACCGGTAGTCACTCTGAAACCAAAACCAATTAAGCTAAGTTCCCCAAAACCAACAGCACAATTACCAACTAATATGTCGAATTTTTTTAATAGAAATAAATAATTTAATTTAATAAAATGAAAAAGCTAGTTTTTATTTTAGCTTTTCTTTGCTTAGGCATTACTAATGCTCAAGACAAACTTTCTATATCTAATTATTTTAAAATACCAGAAAGTTATAAAAGAATAGCTGAAACTAATTACCATAAATGGTTAATTAATAAAGAAATAAAAGTAGAAGAAGTAAAAACTTATGACGGATACACTGTATATGGATTGGGGGATTATTATGCTGCAAAGTTTGATTACAATATTGGCAAAAGAAATTTGCATCAGTGCGCGGACGCGGCTATGTATTTTAGAGCCTGGTATCATTTTAATAAAGGCGATATAAATAAAATAACATTTACATTTACAGACGGCACAAAGTACAGCTATAGTGAATTTTTAAAACAAAAGAATCTTAGCAATACGTTTAAAAGCTTAAATAAGTATATGGTTATTATATGGTCTTATGCTGGAACGTGGTCAATAAACGAGTACGATACGATACCCGTAAGCATAAATAACATGTCTGCTGGTGATATATTTGTTATAGGTGGATTTCCAGGTCATGCAGTAACTATTGTGGACATAATAGAAAACGAATGTGGAAATAAAAAAATAATGATTTCACAAAGTTTTATGCCAGCGCAAGATCATCATATATTATTAAATCCAAAAAGTAATACTGTTTGGTTTGATATAAATGAAGTGCACAATACAGGATTTTACTTTACTGAAAACAATTTAAAAAGATTTAAAATATAATGAAAAAAATTTGGCAGTGGCTTACTGGTTCTGTTATAAAAGAGGTTGGCGAGGTTTTAGATAACCTAACTACAACTAAAGAAGAAAAATTAGAGGCGCAACGCCTTATAACAGAAATACTAGAAAAAGCAGATAAAGAAGCGCAAGAGCAGGTCACAGCAAGATGGCAAGCGGATATGGCCTCTGATTCTATGTTGTCTAAAAATATAAGGCCATTAGTATTAATATATTTAACTGTTATATTTACAGTTTGTGCATTTTTTGATGGCAATATAGGTGAGTTTAGCATTGCTGAAGAATACATACCTATATTTCAAACACTCTTAGTTACAGTGTATGGAGCCTATTTTGTAGGTCGTAGCTGGGAGAAAGCAAAATCCATGCAATCAAAATAATTAACTTAAATTAAATTAAATGACAAAAATTAAAGATAAGCAACTAACTAAAGTACGTGAGCAGCAAACTAAACTAAATGAACTATTAAATCAAATGGGTTATTTAGAAGCTCAAAAGCACGGGTTGCTGCATGAGTTTGCAAATGTTAGTAAACAAGTGGAGGATTATAAAAAAGAACTTGAAGCTGAATATGGCCAAGTAAATATTAATCTTGAAACTGGAGAATACACAGAGCTAAATAAGGATGGATAACAATATAAGAAAAATCAGTATTGGCTCTGATTATAAGAACGACGCAATGCACTATTCTGTAGGGCAGCAGGTTTATGGTGGGCACGAAATATCAAATATATTATTTGACAATACTGACAACTCTTACAACATTTATATAAAAAAACAAAACGAGGTGTTGCCGTGGAAAAAGTTTAATCAAAACATGGCAATATCCGTTGAGTATGATTTAGAGTATTAATGGAGAGCCTGTATAGTTTTATTGTTAAACCCGCAGAAGGTAGATACAATAACAAAAAAAAAGTTGGCGACAATGATTTGATATTGAATACCAATATAGAGTCTTTTCGCTATATAAGCAAGGAAGCTATTGTTGTAGCCACGCCTAAGGCTTTTAAAACAAATATAGAGCCAGGCGATAAAGTTATTATACATCATAACATATTTAGAAGATATTATGATATTAAAGGCAAAGAAAAAAATGGCAGTACATATTTTAAAAATGATTTGTATTTTGTCAATATGGATCAAGTCTATATGTATAAAAAAAATAAAACATGGCACGCAAATTTAGAATATTGTTTTATAAAACCTGTTAAAGAAAACGCTATGTTTTCAATTAATTTTGAGAAGCCCCTAGTTGGTATATTAAAATATGGAAATAAGACGTTAGAAGCGCTTAAAATAAGCCCAGGAGACTTAATTGGGTTTACACCCTTTGGTGAGTTTGAGTTTATTATAAATAATGAGCGCTTATATTGTATGAAATCAAATGATATTGTAATTAAATATGACCGTAAAGGAAACGAAAAAGAGTATAATCCAAGCTGGGCGACGCGCAGTTAGCGAGCTTATAAAAGTTGCAGAAGAAAAAATTATCACCAACACCGAAGATGATGTTTCGGCTGACCGACTTAAAAACGCTGCGGCCACCAAAAAGCTGGCTATATTTGATGCATTTGAAATTTTAAATCGCATAGAAGAAGAGCAGGCTATGCTTGATGGAAAAGAAAATAATACACGAGCAAGTTCGTTTAAAGGTTTTGCGGAGGGTAGGTCACAATGATATACGAGCAAACATTATATAAGGTTTTACCTGATCACATTAAAAAAAGCGTGATTAAGAAAAACAACCGTTATAAAAAATGGAAATATGGCTATAACAAAGAATATGACGTTGTAGTAATAAGCAAGACCGGGCAGATAGGTGAGATATATGAAATACAAAACTTAAAAATAGCACTGCCTAAAGAAACAAGCGTGCACGCTTTTAAGGCAGACAAATGGGGCAGATTAGATTATCCTAAAGAGCTGCAAAAAATTAAAAGTGTATTTGAATGGAACGCAAAGCCTGAGTATTTCAAGGATAAATATTATGACTACATTGATAAAGAATTTAATCGCAGATCGCAAGGGTTTTGGTTCTATAATAAGGGTTTGGCTACTTACGTTACTGGTACTCACTTTATGTACCTGCAGTGGGCCAAAATTGATGTTGGGGCAGCAGAATTTAGGGAGTCAAACAGACTATTTTTTATATTCTGGGAAGCTTGCAAAGCGGACGCAAGATGCTATGGCATGTGCTACCTCAAAAACAGACGGTCTGGCTTTAGCTTCATGGCATCAGGGGAAACTGTTAACCTTGCAACAATATCTAGTGACTCAAGATTCGGTATATTATCAAAATCAGGGGCTGATGCTAAAAAAATGTTTACAGACAAGGTAGTGCCTATATCGGTAAATTACCCTTTCTTTTTTAAACCAATACAAGACGGTATGGACCGTCCAAAAACAGAATTAGCATACAGGGTTCCTGCTTCAAAGCTAACTCGAAGAAAACTTGATCAAGGTGAAAACCCAGAAGAGCTCGAGGGGTTAGACACAACTATTGACTGGAAAAACACAGGTGACAACAGTTATGATGGTGAAAAATTAAAACTGTTAGTTCACGATGAAAGCGGTAAATGGGAAAGACCTGATAATATATTAAATAACTGGCGAGTAACAAAAACTTGTTTGCGCTTAGGGTCTAGGATTGTGGGTAAGTGTATGATGGGTTCAACATCTAACTCTTTAGACAAAGGAGGGGGAAATTTTAAAAAACTATATTACGCTTCAGATGTTACAAAAAGAAACCGCAATGGACAGACTAGCTCGGGACTATATAGTTTGTTCATACCTATGGAATGGAACTACGAAGGATTCATTAACTCTTATGGGATACCTGTATTCAATACACCCAAAAAGCCCGTTAAAGGCCCTTACGGAGAGTCGATAGATCAAGGGGTTATTGAGCACTGGCAAAATGAAGTTGATGGTCTTAAAAGTGATCAAGATGGATTAAATGAATATTATCGTCAATTCCCAAGAACGGAGCAGCATGCTTTTAGGGATGAGGCTAAAGAGTCTTTATTCAATCTAACTAAAATATATCAGCAAATAGATTACAACGAAGATTTAAAAAACTCTAGCACTGTAACACGCGGAAGCTTTTATTGGGAAAACGGTATTCAAGATACAAGAGTAATATTTTCGCCTAATAAAGATGGAAGATTTTTAATATCTTGGATTCCTAATAAAAACCAACAAAACCGTGTAATAGTAAAAAATGGTATAAAATACCCAGGCAATGAACATATGGGTGCGTTTGGTTGTGATAGTTATGACATATCAGGAACGACTGATGGCAAAGGATCAAAAGGGTCTTTGCATGGCTTAACAAAGTTTAGTTTAGAAGATGCGCCGGCTAATACGTTTTTTTTAGAATATATTTCAAGACCACAGACAGCTGAAATATTTTTTGAGGACGTACTTATGGCTTTAGTATTTTATGGAATGCCAATATTAGCTGAAAATAATAAGCCTCGATTATTGTATTATTTAAAAAGAAGAGGATATAGAGGATTTTCAATGAACCGCCCGGATAAGCTTTTAAATAAGCTTTCGGTTACAGAAAAAGAAATAGGAGGAATGCCTAACTCAAGCGAAGATATTAAACAAGCCCACGCGGCTGCTATTGAGAGTTATATAGAAACTTACGTAGGCCTATTAAGCGACAATACCTACGGGACTACATACTTTCAAAACACATTAGAAGATTGGGGTAAATTTAATATTAACAACAGAACTAAGCACGATGCCTCTATTAGCTCAGGCTTAGCTATAATGGCTTGTAATAAAAACAAATATAGCCCCAGGGCGGAAAAAATAATAAAATCACATACTTTAAGTATTAAAAAGTATAATAATAAAGGATATAGTTCAAAAATAATATAAATGGTATATAGTAGCTACAATAGTTCATTTCCCGACCAGGTGGTACCCGCGGTGGAAAAGCTAAATTTAGAATACGGTGCAGCTGTAGGCAGGGCTATCGAAAACGAATGGTTTAGAAATAACCGAGGCAATGATAGGTTTACGGCTAACTTCCAAAATTTTCATAGGCTAAAACTGTATGCCAGAGGAGAGCAGCCTATACAAAAATACAAAGATGAGTTAGCAATTAACGGTGATTTATCTTACTTAAATTTAGATTGGAAACCAATCCCTGTAATATCTAAGTTTGTTGACATTGTTGTAAATGGAATGTCGCAAAGAAGTTATGAGATAAAAGCATTTGCTCAGGATCCTGAGTCTTTAAAGAAAAGAACAGATTACGCTGAGCGCTTGCAACGCGATATGACAGCAAAAGATTTTTTAGATAATGTGGAAAGTACATTGGGGCTAAATTTATATTCAACAAACAAAGAGCAGCTCCCCAATGATATAAACGAGCTATCATTAAAAATGCAGCTTGAATTTAAAGAATCTGTAGAAATAGCCGAAGAAGAAGCTATTAATACAATATTAGATAAAAATAGATACGACGAGTTGAGAAAGCGGGTCCTTTATGATTTAGTTGTTACTGGCATTGGTGCTACTAAAACAAATTTTAACCCCTCTGATGGCGTAAAGGTTGAATATGTTGACCCAGCTAGCATGGTGTACTCTTATACAGAAGACCCAAACTTTGAAGATTTATATTATGTTGGTGAAGTTAAAACAATATCATTAGCAGAAGTTAAAAAGCAATTTCCTTATTTATCAGATCAAGAGTTATCTGAAATACAAAAGTGGGGTAGCAGCCCTAACAATCATTTAAGAAATTATTACGGAGCTGGAACAGACGACAACCAAATTAATATTTTATTTTTTGAATACAAAACATATAATGATCAAGTATTTAAAATTAAAAGAAATGATGCTGGCCTAGAAAAGACTCTAGAAAAGCCAGATACATTTAACCCGCCTAAAAATGATAACTTTGAAAGGGTGGGCCGAAGCATAGAGGTTTTATATTCCGGAGCTAAAGTGCTGGGCTACAATAAAATGCTCAAATGGGATTTAGCAGAAAATATGACTCGCCCATTTGCTGATACAACTAAAATAAAAATGAATTATTCAATTTGTGCACCAAGAATGTACAAGGGGAGAATAGATTCTTTAGTAAATAGAATAACTGGATTTGCTGATATGATTCAAATAACACATTTGAAAATGCAGCAAGTTATTAGCAGGGTGGTACCAGACGGTGTTTATCTTGATGTTGATGGCTTAGCCGAAGTTGACTTAGGAAACGGAACAAACTATAATCCAGCTGAGGCGCTTAATATGTACTTCCAAACCGGTAGCATTGTAGGTAGGAGCTTAACACAAGATGGTGATATTAATAGAGGCAAGGTGCCAATTCAGGAGCTGCAGTCGTCTAATGGCATGAGTAAGCTTTCGGCTTTAATATCTACATATCAGTATTATTTACAAATGATTCGGGACGTGACCGGGCTAAATGAAGCAAGAGACGGTAGTACACCGGATAAAAATGCTTTGGTAGGTTTACAAAAAATAGCGGCAGCTAATTCTAATACAGCCACAAGACACATATTACAAGCTCAATTGTTTATTACATTATCAACGTGTGAAAATGTTGCACTTCGATTAGCAGACGCTTTAGCGTACCCGCTAACAGCAGAATCTTTAAAAAAATCTGTAAGTAATTACAACGTGGGTACCCTAGAGGAATTAGCCTCGCTACAGATGCATGACTTTGGCATATTTTTAGAACTAATGCCGGACGATGAAGAAAAAGCAAAACTAGAAAACAATGTGCAAACAGCCTTGTCCGCCGGATTAATTGGTCTAGACGACGCAATAGATATTAGAAACATTGCAAATATAAAAACCGCTAATGAGTTTTTAAAGATTAGGCAACAGCAAAAAGCCAAGCGTGATCAACAAGCGCAGCAGGCTAACATTGCAGCCCAAGCTCAAGCAAACGCCCAATTAGCCGAACAAACCGCTTTAGCTGAAACACAAAAGCAGCAAGTTATAAATGAACAAAAGATACAGCTAGAGCAGGCTAAAGTGCAATTCGAAATTCAAAAGCTGCAGCAAGAGGCGGCTATTAAAAAGCAATTAATGGGTGAGGAGTTTAATTATAACATGGAGCTCGCTCGAATAAACTCTCAAGCACAAACCACCAAAGAAAATAATAAAGAAGACCGTAAAGATAACCGCTCTAAATTGGTTGCATCACAGCAAAGCGAGCTTATTAATCAACGGCAAAACAATACTCCACCAAAAAGCTTTGAATCTTCGGGTTTTGATGTTTTAGGCGGGTTTGGTTTAGAACAATTTGAACCAAAGTAATTTTTTACTAATTATTTAATTATATTATATTATGGCTGAAGTAAAGCAAGAAGGGGAATTTAAAGTTAAATCCCGTAAAATGAAAAACCTAGCTAAGCAAGATAAACCTATTAAAGTAGATCTTGCCGCTAAAAAAGAAGAACAAGCTGCAAAGGTAGAAGCAGTAAAGGTAGATTTAACGGAAAAAAAAGAAGAAGATGCCGTTCAAACACAGGAGACAAATGATAGCGATGCTGTTATCGAAAAGCAAGAAGACACAGCAGACAGCAAAGAAGTGGTTGAAGAAGTACGGTCCACCGAAGAAGAATTAAAAGAAGACGTACAGGTAATTCAAGAAATTACAGAAGAAGAAGTTGAAGCAAAAACTGAAGATTTACAAAATCAAGTACAAGAAGCGGTTCAACAATCCACAGAACAAAATATTAATCTGCCAGAAAATATTCAAAAAGTTGTAGACTTTATGAATGAAACCGGCGGAACATTACAAGATTATGTTCGCTTAAACGCGGATTACAGTAATATATCTGATGGGGTTTTGTTACAAGAATATTACACTAAAACAAAACCTTATTTAGAACGTGAAGATATTAACCTCTTATTAGAAGATTTTTCATACGATGAAGAATTAGACGACGAGAGAGATGTACGCAAAAAGAAAATAGCGTATAAAGAAGAAATTGCAAAGGCCAAAAACTATTTGGAAGGCTTAAAGAGTAAATACTACGACGAGATCAAGTTGAGACCGGGCGTTACTCAAGAGCAACAAAAAGCTATGGACTTTTTCAATAGATATAACGAAGAGCAACGCAATAATGAGAATATAAGAAAAGGTTTCTTAAATGGTACTAATAATTATTTTGCTAATGAATTCAAAGGTTTTGATTTCAGTGTTGGTGAAAAGAAATTTAGGTACAACGTTAAAGACACTAATTCCGTTATGGAAAAACAGAGTGATTTAAAAAGCGTCATTGGAAAGTTTCTAAATGACAAAGGAGAAGTTAAAAATTACTCTCAATACCATAAAGCCATATATGCGGCCAGAAATGCTGATACTATTGCCCAACATTTTTATGAGCAAGGAAAAACAGATGCAGTGCGCGAGATAACAGCTAAATCAAATAATGTTTCAACTGAAATCAGACAAAGTGCACCTGATAGCGTGTTTGTAAATGGGTTAAAAGTAAAAGTAATTGGTGGCGATGATTCTTCAAAATTAAAAATTAAAAAAATTAAACTTAACAGCTAAAAAAAAATAAAAAATGGCTATTACACCTTTATTTGGGGACATTGTCCCAACAGCAAAACCTGTACCTACTATTGGTAGTTATCTAGACTTTACTAGTGGAGCAGGAAATGACTTCTCACAGCAATATTTGCCTGAGATTTATGAAGCAGAAGTAGAACGATATGGTAATCGTACACTTTCTGGCTTTCTTAGTATGGTAGGCGCTGAAATGCCTATGACTTCTGACCAAGTTGTTTGGTCTGAGCAAAATCGTTTGCACGTATCTTATGACGCGTGTACAATTGCAGCTGCTGGCAACGCAGAAGTTGTAATTAACGACGCTGAGAACAAAATTGGCGGGGGTGCCGGACAGCACGATCACGCTATCCGTGTAAACCAATTGATTGTTGTATTTGATCCAGCTAGTGGAACAGAGCAAAAAGCAATTGTAAAAACAGTCACCGGTACAACCGTAGACGCTTATCCTTTTGATGCGAACGCATGGAACGCTACTATTGTAGCCGCTGCTGCATTGAAAGTATTTGTATTTGGTTCTGAGTTTGCAAAAGGAACTAACGGAATGGACGGTGCTGTTGACGCTACCTTCACTCAGTTTAGCAATTCTCCTATTATCATTAAAGATAAATATGAGGTTTCTGGTTCTGATACAGCTCAAATCGGTTGGGTTGAAGTGGCTACTGAAGACGGTACATCTGGCTTCTTATGGTACTTGAAGGCTGAATCTGAAACTCGCTTACGTTTTCAAGATTATCTTGAAATGTCTGTAGTTGAAGCCGAGCCTGCTGATCAAGCAGCTGGTGGTATTTCTGCAGCTTCACAAGGCGCTAAAGGATCTGAAGGTCTTTTCTACGCTATCGAAGATCGCGGAAACGTACACACTGGAGGTATTGGTGGCATCAAAGCTGATTTTGATCCTATCCTTAAAAACTTGGATACTCAAGGGGCTATCGAAGAAAATATGCTTTTCTTAGATCGTGATACAAACCTACAGTTTGACGATGCATTGGCTGATCTTTCTAACGGTGCTAACGGTGGTACTGCTTATGGATTGTTTGAAAACTCCGAAGAAATGGCATTGAACCTTGGGTTCAGCGGTTTCCGAAGAGGTTCTTACGACTTTTATAAAACTGACTGGAAATATTTGAACGACGCTTCAACAAGAGGTAATACTTCGCAGCTTACTGCTGAAGGTACTGACTCTATTGACGGGGTTCTTATTCCAGCCGGTACTTCAACTGTATATGACCAAATCCTTGGAACTAACATCCGTAGACCTTTCTTGCATGTACGATACAGAGCTTCACAAGCTGACGATCGTAAAATGAAGTCTTGGTTAACTGGATCTGTTGGTGGTGCGGTCACATCTGATCTTGACGCTATGGAGGTACACTTCCTTTCTGAAAGATGCTTGTGTGTGCAAGGCGCTAACAACTTTGTATTGTTGAAAAACGCTTAGTAACCAATAATGTAGTAACTACCCTCGTTATAATAACGGGGGTAGCTATTACTTTTTTAACTATTTAATTTTATTATATCATGGCAAAAGCTAAAGAACAGGCGGATCAATGGGAACTCAAAGACCGTCACTATTATTTAACGGGTAATAAAACACCATTAAGTTTTACTATACCCTCTAGACACAAAGCAAATAAACCATTGCTTTGGTTTGACGCAGAAAAAGCGCAACAAAGAGAATTAAGATATGCGACTAATATGCCAACCCCCTTTCGCGACGAACAAAGCGGCGAGGCTACATTGGGTCATATATCATTTAAAAATGGGCACTTGCACGTGCCAAAAGAATATCAAGCGTTACAAAAGCTATTATCATTGTATCACCCATATAGAAACAAAAGATATGCGGAGTTAGATACTGTAATGGAAGCTGTTGATGAACTTGAAATGATTGAGCTTGAAATCCAAGCGCTTAATGCAGCAACATCAATAGACATTGATATGGCAGAGGCTATTATGCGTGTTGAAAGTGGCTCAGCTGTTTCTAAAATGAGCTCAAAAGAGCTTAAACGCGATTTATTGTTATTTGCTAAACGTAATCCTAGATTGTTTTTAGAATTAGTAAATGATGATAACGTTCAATTACGTAACTTTGCAATCAAAGCAACAGAAGCAAATATTATAAAGCTTTCGCAAGATCAAAGATACTTTACTTGGGCAACCAACGGTAAAAAGCTTATGACTATACCGTTTGATGAAAACCCGTATTCTGCTATGGCCGCGTACTTCAAAACCGATGAAGGTGTAGAAGTATTTAAGTCAATAGAGAAAAAGTTTAAATAACATGTAACTATAATAAGGCGGCGGTACCTACATTGCCGCCTTTTATTAAAATATAACAACAAATGGCAGTAAGCGTAGATAAAGTATACAGAACTGTTTTGTTAATAATGAACAAAGAGCAGCGCGGTTACTTAACCCCTGATGAATTTAACAAGATTGGTGCGCAAGTTCAACTTGAGATATTCAATGAATATTTTGAAGATTTAAACCAACAATTGCGGGTCCCTGAAAATGACAGCGAATACGCAAATAGAGTTAAGAATCTTGAAGAAAAGCTCGCTCCATTTAAAAACGTACCGGCTATTGCAACGTACGTTTCAAATTATTTTAACTTGCCAACACCTTCTTCAATAATTGGGCAAGAGTCGTTTACGACAGTAGCGGGAACGCAATCCTATTATTTTTCAAGCTTACAAGCCGCTGACATTCTGGCAGGCACCCTTGAGGTGTTTTTAGATGGTGTTAGAATAAACGAGACTACTGATTATGTTATTTCGCCGGGTGGTGGATTTATACAGTTAGTTGCAATACCGGTAGATGGTTCAGCATTGCAAGTTAATTTGTATGAAAATGATTTTTATAAAATTGGGACTGTAATATATAATGACGAAAAAGAAGTTGAAAGGATTGATAGAAATGATTTTCTTAATATAAATATGTCACCATTAACAAAACCCACATCTAAATACCCTATATACATATTTGAAAACAATAAGTTATATGTTTATCCTACAACTATTACAAGCGGCATAAAGGCTTCATACATAAAAAAACCTAGAAATATAAACTGGGGCTTTACTTCAAGCGGAAGTGGTTACAACTATGACGCATCAAGTTCGGTTGACTTTCAACTGCACCAATCAGAGCAAACTAGTTTAATAATTAAAATTCTTTTATATGCTGGAGTAGTCATAAGAGACCCTCAAATAGTTCAAATGGCTGCAGGAAAAGTTCAGCAAGAAAAGGTAAATGAAAAAAGCTAATAAATGGGATTAATAAACGAAACTAATAGACAATATTACGCTGGTGCACAAAGTTTTCAATCAGCAGGCACCGAAACTGAGTTTCAATTTACTTTTGACGAGCAGTTAAAATTATATGATTCTAATTCATGGGACCCAAACAGCCCGGATTACATGCAAAACAACTTCATATTTGAATATAGCTTAACAGGCGTAAGCCCATATACCCCTGTTGCAACACAGTATAGTATATCAAATAATAAAATAACACTTGCAACTGGTGCGTTTGCAATTGGTTATTATAGAGTAAGACTCAAGGATCTTAATTATGGTGGTTATTCTTATATATCAATTGATGATATTATAAATAATTTTCTTATGATTTATGTTGGTGAAGGAAAGTTAATACCTTCAATGAAGCGTACAGATTTAATATTCTTTGCTAAAAGAGCAATGCAGGAGTTTAGTTATGACACTTTAAAGTCCGTGAAGTCCCAAGAATTAACAATACCAAACAACTTAAGTCTTCCATTGCCTCAAGACTATGTTAACTATGTTAAAGCAGCCTGGACGGATAGTATGGGTATTGAGCACGTTATATACCCCACTAGGCTAACCTCTAACCCTACGGAAATGCCAATACAAGATGGCAAGGGCATACCAACGCAAGATAACTTTGATAATAACATAACAGGCACCTCAATAGTTGAAGAAAAGTGGGGGGCTGCTGATATGAAAAAAATTACCGGCGCATATAACGAAGTCTTTGAAGATGCAGGTATCGATAATTTTACCTACAGTAGAATTGGTAAAGGCCAAAGATACGGAGCAAACCCTGAAACCACGCAGGTTAACGGATTCTTTACTATAAATGAAAGGGAAGGTAAGTTTTCATTTTCAAGTGATTTAGTTAATAAAGTTATTATATTTAAATATATTTCAGACGGGTTAGCTTATGACACTGACATGCTTGTTCCTAAGATGGCCGAGGATGCCTTTTATTCGCTCATACTCTACTCCGTTTTATCCGGAAGGGTAAACATACCAGAGTATATAATTAATCGCGTTAGAAGAGAAAAATCGTCAAAGTTAAGAAATGCTAAAATTAGACTTTCAAATATTAAGATTGAAGAAATTACACAAGTATTAAGAAATAAATCTAAAATAATTAAACACTAATGGCTGAGGCTAAAAATAGTTTTCTAAAGGCAAAAATGAATCAAGACCTGGACGACAGGTTATTGCCTAATGGTGAATATAGAACTGCTCAGAACATACTTGTTGGTAAATCTGAAGAAGACAGTGTTGGCACGCTTGAAAATATAAAAGGTAATAAGTTAATAGCTGCTACCGACTTAGGCACTTTTCCTCCGTATGGCCCCGCTTATATTATTGGCTTTCTTATGGACGAAACCAATGATAGAATATACACTTTTTTAACTAACTGGACTGAATTAGGTGACGCTCCAAGTGATGCGTATTGCTGTATTAGAGTTTTAGAGGTTAGTAACGGTACGCAATACACTTCTCTAGTTGAAGGTAGTTTTTTAAATTTTTCAACAAGAAATAATATTATAGGCGTTAATCTTATAGAAGATTTATTATTTTGGACAGACAATAGAAATCAGCCAAGAAAAATAAATGTAGAAACAGCAAGAAATAATTCTACATATTATACAAAAGAAAATCATATATCTGTAGCAAGGTATAATCCATATTTACCTATTGAGCTATACAGAGAAGAAGTAGAAAAAGTTACAGTCGTAAGTACAAATACAATAACTGTTAACAGCAACTTAAACATTACTGCTGGAATGACGGTATTAACCATTTCAGCTGCTAACCCAGCGGCAGGGGCCAATGCTAATTCTTATTTATTAGTACAAAGCGTAGACAACACTTCGCCAACCTCCACAGTAATAACTCTTTCTGAAGATGTTACTTCAATTATTTCCGTAGGTGATACAGCTTATTTTTTAGGATCTACAATGACTGACAAGTCCAATATTACTACCTGGCCAGGTGATCCTAATTATTTAGAAGATAAATTTGTAAGATTTGCTTATAGGTTTAAGTTCGACGATAATGAGTATTCTATATTTTCTCCATTTACACAGATAGCTTTTATACCAAAACAAAAAGGTTATTTTATAAATGGCGATCAAAATAAAACGCTTAGCAGTTCTGTGCTAGATTTTTTTGAAAATGGAATAAATGATATAGAGCTTATTATACCGCTACCGGACGCGGCTAATAACATTGAAAATTCTTACAAAATAAAAGAAATTGAAATTCTTTATAAAGAATCGGATAAGCTTGCTGTCAGAGTATTAGACACTATACAAACACCAATAGACAGCTCATACGCTTATTATGTTTATTCTTATCAGTCAAGGAAACCGAAAACAACTATTACTCAAGATCAGACCACAAGAGTATATGACAAAGTACCTGTTAAAGCTTTTGCTCAATCAGTAGCGGGAAACAGGGTAATATATGGCAATTTTCAAACAAAGCACACGCCTCCTAATAATATTGGGTACAACGTTTCTGTTCAGCAGAAAGGGGGCACATCAGGATCTACTAACTTCATAGAGCATCCAAATCACACATTAAAACAAAATAGAAATTATCAGGTAGGCTTTGTATTATCAGATAAATTCGGAAGGCAGTCTGACGTAATATTGTCGTCTCCAACACAAAGTGTTGTTGATACGGGAGGTTTTTTATTTTCAGGTTCTACTATATATGCGGAATACATAGAAGATGAACCAGCGGGATCTGGCGTTCCTGATAATAAATATATAGACTCATCAAAAGCTGATTGGCGTGGCAATGCGTTATTTGTAGCCGTTGACTCTCCTATCCAATCAACTAGAAGTTCAGCTACGGGCGCCCCTGGCCTTTACGCCGATATTGTGGGCGGTGGTTTTGATTTGTTGTTTGGTCAAATTCCAACAATAAACGGCAATACATACACATTTGTTGTTGATCCAGCTGGGCTAACAGGAGTACCTTCAGAAGGCGAATACCTAAAAGGGGAGTATATAGATTATGTTGAAATTACTAGTATAACTGGGAGCGGGACTGTTGCGGACCCATACATTATAACAACCAACGGGCAAGTAGACAGTTCATATTTAAAAGATCCGCTTTTACCACAAGCATCTGCAGACACTAAATTTAGTTTTACTATAAACCCACTAGGGTGGTATTCTTATAAAATTGTTGTAAAACAAGTTGAACAAGAATATTATAATGTTTACTTGCCCAGCGCCACTGCCGGCGGTACAATATACCCAAGCAGTATAGACACAAATATTGACACTACTTATTTGTCGCTTATAAACGATAATATTAATAAAATACCAAGAGACTTGTCTGAAGTTGGCCCTGATCAAAGGCAATATAGAAGTAGCGTTAAATTATTTGGTAGAGTTAATCCAACCGTGGATACAGAGGTGGCGCCGCAAGCTGTTTTTGGCAATGAACAATTTTACCCAGGTAGGAGGTCGGATACATCGACTAACATAGGGCAACTAGATACGGTATTTTCGGATGTGCCAACTTTAGACCCCCTAAAATTTTTGTTTCAAGCAGAAACAGATCCTATTGTAGTTAGGGTATCTACTGGAAAACAATTTGGCCTAGACGCAGGAGTATTTGCTACTCAACAAACAAGATTTCAATTAGCTGTATATGAAACAGACCCTTTTGTTTCGGCTATTGACATATTTTGGGAAACCGCGTCCGCGGGCTTGGTGTCAGATTTAAATGCCGACGTTTTCGTTGGCTTTGAAGGTCCAGTAGGCTTTCAGCCTATTCTATGGGATTTTCCAGAAAGTAAAGAAATAGGAGAAGACCTTACAACAGACTTCGCTCCGATTAATGTTCAAGGAAACGCGCTTCAAGCAACAGAATTAAATTCGGTAAATGGATTTACGGTTACCTCGGGTAGAGGAGATGTTACCAGCGATTTTAGTATTTCGCAAAATTCCGGGGGAGAGTACAAAATATCTTTAGTTAACCCTTATACATTTATAGTTGACAGCGATGAAAAAGATGAGTTTACGTTTGAGCTGAACATCGTGGATCTTACGCCTAATTCAATTTGGGAACAAGCAACATTATCTTTTACTGAAAAATTAACTAATGTAGTGCCCTCTTATACATTTCCTGTTCCATCTAGTCCTTATTATTATATAAATGACACATACACAGCAGGGCAAACTATTCATGATTTTGGCGATTGGAATAATAACGCAAGAAATAACGGGGATTATAGCTCAAACGACGGCCCTACAACAATACCAAACAATACTGGATTAGTTTGGGAAATAACAGCGGGTAACAGTGATGGCTATTTCGCTATTAACTCTAATACAGGCGTATTAACATTAACTAGCGCAGGCGTAAACGCAGGTGTAGGCACATATTGTTTAGACTTAAAATTAACCGACGCATCAGAGGGGACTGAGGCTCTTAGCGTAACTAAATCCCCCTGTATTGTAAAAGGCTATCCTCCTATAAATAACGGAGGCAGCCAAGGGGGCAATGGTAGTTTTTACATTCCAGGTGGGGGATGCCAAGCGTTGCCTACAGACGGTAGCTCAACAGGTACATTTATTTATTATTTAGCCGATAACACTATACCTAATAATCAGCTACCAGAACAAGCTAATAACTACGGCAGTGACGGCACTACTCCAACTCCACCATTTAGAATGGGGGACGCCTTAGACCAAGGCCAAATGCTGGTAAATTTTCAAGGTACTTTTCAGGTTGACCCATTTTCCCCGTGCGATGGCAATGAATACAACTCGTCCTCAGAGCAGACTATTAAATTTAGAATATATTACAGAGCTTCTGGTTCCAGCGGGTGGAATCTTATAAATGATTTAAATAATTACCAAAGCGAATTAACATATGTTTTAAGAAGCAGCAATAACGCTAGCATCTCGGTTCAAAATGATGTTCATGCAAATGTTTACGCTGCATACGGGAACGGCGGAGAATATTGTTTTGTTGTTGAACACACTTCTTTTTTAGATACTTCCGGGAATTCAGGCTATTTGGTTTATACTTATGATCATGCCATTAGCGTTATTGACTTGCATGATGCTACTAATCCAAGCAAATTTTCAATAGATACATCCGGAAGTTCTGCGGCTATATGTAAACCCAATGATACTACACCGTTTGTTTATTCGAGTGCAAAGCTTCCTGATTATGCAGAAATTTTATTTGACGACTCAGCTCTTTTAACGGTTTTTCAGCCCACGGTAGGGTTACAATATTTTCCATTAAGAATTAGCGAAGTAAATGGCGCTTCCGCCGATGACAAAACTAAGCAGTCTACCGCTACGCCGTTGATAGGGGGACATGAAATCACAGTGAATACAATATTAGACTCTAACGGCTCTAAGCAAACCACAGCCTCTGGTGCGTATGCGGTTATTAAATATGATCATAATGTTTCGGGTTGTCTAAGTCTAGCTAGCCCGCAGCCACCCAATAGACAACTAGTTATAACGTAATAAACTTAAATAATAGGTGATTAATTAATATATGGCAGCTATAATTGAACTAAAGTATTTTAACTCTTTTTGGTTAAAGAAGATACAAAGCATTGCTGACGTTTTACCTAGTTCAGCTGATGGAGGTGCAGAAGGTGATTTCCAATCTCAAAATGGGGCTATAATAACTATTAGCACCGGCTTAAGCTTACAACAAATGAACGTAGGCCAAAAGGTCACATGCAGCTACGGCAATGCTGATTTTTATGAAGGTTTTATAGTTGAGCGCACGAGTGATGATACTTTTGTTTTAAACGAAGCACCAAATCCAGCTATAACCGGAACTAATGTAAAAATAGTGTTTGGGCCTATAGAAGATTTTTCTTCAATACCGCAAGCTTATCCTGTTGTAGCTGAGCCCAACTCAGATTGGTTTATAGAAGAAGCAAGGATACGTGGAGGCTACAATAATACATCAGTAGACTTTGGGGTTAAGGCATACGCTATAGACGAAGTTAAAAACGCTGAAAATAGAATTAATGCCATGATTTATTCTGGTATTTATAATTCAAAAACAGGCATTAATAACACAAACCAGTTTTCTGCAGCGGAAGATATTACAAAAGCGGTTGACCCTGTTTATGGTTCAATACAAAAGCTTTTTGCCGAAGACTCTAATTTAATTATATTTCAAGAAGACAAAGTTAGCAGAGCTTTAATTGACAAAGACGCAATATATACAGCGGAAGGAAACCCTGTTACAACTTCAACTGATTTAGTTATAGGTCAAGTACAACAATACGGCGGTGCTTATGGAATATCTAAAGATCCAGAAAGTTTTGCAGTCTATGGCTATAGAAAGTACTTTTCAGACAGAAAGCGAAATGCCATACTTAGGTTATCTATGGATGGTATTGAGGAAATATCACGCTATGGTATGAGCGACTTTTTTAGAGATCAATTATCTATTCAAAATTCAAACCTTAAAGTTGTTGGCGGGTATGATTTACATACAAAAAAATACGAAATTTCTATATTAAAAAGTGGCCAATATACAAATTTATCTGGGGAGTTAGCTTATAATGCGGGTATATACGAAACATTGTCATTTGACGAAAGTGTTAAAGGCTGGACGAGTTTTTACACATATGGCCCCGACTATTTGGGTAGCTTAAAAAATAAGTTTTATTCATTTAAACAAGGCAAAATATACGAGCATTACGATAACAATAACACACGTGGAACATTTTATGATTTTGAAGTGCCTGCTTCTGTTACTTTTATATTTAACCCCAATGTGTCCGCGGTTAAAAACTTTAAAACTATAAATTACGAAGGGTCTACGGGTTGGGTTGTATCGGAAATAACAACAAATGAAGATAATGGTGCATATATAAGCTATTATACGCCTAATACAAATCAAGCTAGTTTAGAAAATAGTTTATTTAGCAATAGTTTTACAAGAAAAGAAGATAAATATTTTGCTAACATAAAAAATTCAAGCCCTCAAAATAATGGTGAAATTGTGTTTGGAAGATCAATGACTGGTATTAAAGGATTTTTTGCAACCGCCAAAATGACAATTGAAGAAAATCCAAATCTATTTAAAGAACTATTTGCAGTTTCTACAGAATATGTAGAATCATCTTACTAAATTAAATTATATGGAATTAAAAGCACGTTTATTAACAGACGACGATTGGGAAATACTTTGCTCATGGTGGGAAAAATGGCCAAAATGGGTTAACCCTCCTAAAAGCTTTTTGCCTGACCAAGGCAAAGGTGGTTTTATGGTTACAAAAGGTAATAAAAATATATGCGCTGGATTTATTTATTTAACAAATTCAGACGCGGCTCTGTTAGAGTGGATTGTTTCAAATCCAGAATATAGAGAAAAAGATAGAAAACAAGCATTAGAGTTGTTAATAACAACAGCGGAAAACGCTTGTAAGGCATTAGGTAAAGTGCACATGTTCTCTATCGGCAGAAATAGGCATTTAATAGAAACACACAAAAAATTAGGATGGACTGTTGACAAGGATCCATCGCACGAATTAATAAAAAACATATAAATTATGGCAGTAGTAGCAGCAATTGCAGGTGGCGCTTTAGCGGTCGGTGGAGCGGCAGCCAGCGCTTCCGCAGCAGGTAGAGAAGCAAGGTCACAAGGTCGCGCGGCTAAAAGCGCAAGACTGCGCATGGAGGCTATTCAAAATAACAGACAAGCAATTATAAACCCATATGAAAATTTTGAAAGCGTAACTGGTTTGGCTGAGGATTTACAGAACACTATGAGTAACCCTTATGCTAATTTAAGCGTAGCAACACAAGCCGCTGAATTTCAAGCAGAGGAAGCGGATCTTGCCTTAGCAAATACTCTTGACACTCTTATGGCCACTGGCGCAAGTGCTGGGGGCGCAACCGCGTTAGCGCAAGCCGCGTTACAAAGTAAAAGAGGCGTGTCTTCAAGTATTGAATCACAAGAGGCCGCTAATGAAAAAATGAAAGCCGAAGGTGACCAAAAGCTACAAGAAAGACAAGCCGCAGAAGCAGTGCGAATGCAGAACGTTGCTTTGCAAGATGAGTTAAGACTTCAGTCTGCCGAAGCGCAGGGTAAAGCTTATCAATTTGAAATGAAAGAGCAGCGAGACGAAAACGACCTTGGGCGTTTAGCGGGAGAAAGGCAACAAGCTTTAGCAGCACGAGCAGCAGCGAAAGCCGGCCAAGCGTCTGCTTTTAGCGGAATGGCATCAATGGGTGGAAGTATACTCGGCGCAGCAATACCAGGATTATAATAAACAAAAAATCAATATGGCAAACACAATAAATTGGAACGCCCCCACAATAAAAGCAGGTAAAATATCAGGCAAGAGTAGCGGAGGCGGAAGAACAGCCACTCCAAACTGGACTAATATGGGCCGTGATATTGCGTCTATTGGACAAAGTATTGCCGCTGGTATGCAGATTAGGGAGAAGAATATTCGCTATGAAAAACAACAGCAACTAGAGCTTTTAAAAAGTAGAAATGAAAGAAACGAATTGCTTTATGATCAAGTAGCTAAAATAGACACCTTGCCTAATAATTTATTTGAGCAAAGCAAAAACCAAATGTTGTATGGCTTAATGGATAAATACATTGCTATTAAAGACGCCATGAATGACCCCAGTAGCGGTCTAGATCCAGCTGTAGGCAGAAGGGCTTTAGAGGAAATTAATGCTTCGGTAAATAAATACAAAACATTTGCACCCTCAATTCTTGCAGCGGCTAATGAATTAAAAACTGCATTAAATAAACCATTTGGCACACCTGGCGCTATTGCTGGCGGTGTTCCAACCGAACAACAAAAGTTATTGTTGTCATTAATAGAAGGGGGAGATGTTAAGATTACAGATAAAGACGGCGTTTTCTATTTATATAATGATGACAAAGATGGTAATGTACAAAATGTATTTAATGTAGATGAATATATGCGTGTTACTAAAAATGGGGCAGAACCGTTTAATTATTTTAGAGAAATAATAAACACTGAGGATGAAGACAAAGGAGCCGTTGCTTTATTGGGCACTCCCCAAAACCCAGTTCGCGCGTACTACGACTACGAAACAAGTAATTCAGCGGACGGTAAAACAGAAATAAGAAACCTTGCGTGGAAAAAAGATGAAAACGGAATACTTATTGGAAGAAAAGCCGCTATAGATAATATCGCCGCTACTGGATACAACTACCTAACAGGTGATCCTGAAGCTAAGCAAGACATGGAAGACTTGTGGAATGATGTAATTGGTATTGACAGCGAAGGTATCACGGGCCAAGATGCTGTTTGGGATCCTAAAAACAAAACCAAAAAAACATATAAAGTTAAAGGATATACTAATGATCAAGGGAAATTTGTATTTGACCCTAAGGGGGAGGAATCTCAAATCTATAAAGACGTATTTGGCAATGAATTAAAATTAACTCAAGATGAATTTGCAAAAAGATGGTTAGCAGAAAATGCTATACACAAGTATGCACCGCGGCCGATGGCGGTAAGCACTTCAAAAGTTAGTGAAAAAGACAAAGGCTTTATGTATAAGGTTGATGCTGCTATAAAAGCAACTGCACCTATTATATCCGGGCGTTTTGATGGAAAAGGCGCGAATTTTAAACTTGTTGATGTGGATGGCGTTCAACAGTATCAACTGCTTCAAACAAAAGGTGGTGTAA